TTGTTCAAAGCTGAAGCTGCCAAAAAAGAATTAGAAAACAAAAAAGAAGAAGACGAAAAACGTGCAGTCCAAAAGACCATAAACGCTGAAGTAGAAGCCGGAGGTGGTGCCACAAAAGCTGCCAGCCCGGAGCTGGTGGAGATAAGTAAGAATATGGCAGAACTAGTCAAGATAAACAGAGCGAACGCTCGCATAATGGAAAAACAATTAGGTGTACAAGAAAGTCTATCAGGAGATGTTTGGGCCTATCCTGCGGCCTAATTGACGATATATGAGCTGGAAAAAATACTTCACTCCCGTCTCCGTTGAAAACTCTAAATCCGCATTTAGCCCTATGGGCAATGGCGGTCGTGCTGGACCGGCACGAGCACATTACAGCTCGTATCTACCAGACGTCTATGCAGGCGCACCAAATCGAGTTGAGCGATACATGCAGTATGACACCATGGACATGGATTCAGAAGTCAATGCTGCCTTAGATATCATTTCAGAATTCTGCACCCAGAGAGACAAAGAAAACACCACACCATTCCATGTCAGTTTCAGGAACAAGGCCACATCTACTGAAGTCAAAATACTGAAAGATAGTCTGCAAAAATGGAGCAAACTTCAGCAATTTGAAAACAGGATCTTCAAGATAGTGAGAAACACTCTGAAATATGGAGATTGTTTTTTCCTGCGCGATCCTGAAACCAAAAAATGGTTGTTCGTGGATGCTGCCAAAGTATCTAAGATCATCGTCAACGAATCTGAGGGCAAGCTGCCAGAACAATATGTGATCAAAGACATAAACTTTAATTTCAAAAATCTAGTGGCAGTCACACCCCACGGAACTACTAACACAGCTCCCAGCGGAACCAGCTCATATACTAGCGGTGGTGGATTTGGTCGTGGATTCGTAGGCGAAGTGGCCAGACAGACTGGCACGAGATTTTCAGTAGGTGAAAAAGAAATCGCGGTAGATGCTAAGAATGTCGTGCATATAAGTCTATCAGAAGGACTAGATAATAACTATCCATTTGGCAATTCTATACTAGAATCCGTGTTCAAGGTCTATAAACAGAAAGAGCTGTTAGAAGATGCCATCATCATCTATCGCATACAACGTGCTCCTGAACGCAGGATATTCTATGTTGATGTAGGTAACATGCCTGCACACATGGCCATGGCATTCGTTGAACGTGTGAAAAACGAGATACAACAGCGCAGGATTCCTAGCGCGACCGGCGGATCTGCCAATGTAATAGATGCCAGCTACAATCCATTATCAACCAACGAAGATTACTTCTTTCCTCAGACCGCAGAAGGTCGAGGATCTAAAGTCGACACGCTACCAGGAGGAACTAATCTCGGAGAAATCACTGATCTGCGGTTTTTTACCAACAAGCTCTTTAGGGCTCTACGTATTCCCGCTGCTTATCTGCCCACGGGAATTGAAGAAGCTGCCAACACAATCGCAGATGGAAAAGTAGGAACTGCCTACATCCAAGAACTGAGATTCAACGAATACTGCAAACGCCTGCAGGGCAGCATCGTCGAAACATTTGATCTAGAATTCAAGCTGTGGATGTATGACAACGGCATCAACATCGACAACGGTATCTTTGAACTCAAGTTCAACAACCCTCAAAACTTTGCAGCCTATCGTCAATCAGAGTTAGACAATGCTCGCATACAGAGCTTCACTGCTCTGCAGGAAGTCCCCTATATGAGCAAGCGTTTCGCTCTGAAGAGATTCCTAGGACTCAGCCAAGAAGAGATCACGGAAAACGAGCGCTTATGGCAGGAAGAGAATGGCGCTAAACTGACACCTACCGCTGATGCCGCAGGCGAACTTCGTTCAGCAGGTATCACTCCAGGAGCCATATCTGCAGATGCAGGAGCGCAGACCGCAGAAGCACCTCCTGAAATGGTGGCGGCCGTTGAGGCCGGTGCAGAAGGTGGTGCGGGTGCAGAAGCAGCGGCCGCAGCACCTCCAGCATGATTTGATAAATACAACATGCTGCTCAACGAGTTCTTTTATTTCAATGATAAAAACAATGATTTCGCCAAAGATCGTAGATACGATGCACAGCGAGATCAATCTGTGATCAGACGAGATGATACCAGAAAAGTAAAACTCACTCTACGTCAGATCAATCAGCTTCGCATGCAGAGCGAAGCACATGAGCTGGAGCGAGAATCAGAACTATCATTCGTAAGACAGATGTATGGCCAGCCACCAGCAGAAGCAGCAGCAGAATAACACAGCGTTTGTACTTGGTAACGGCAAAAGCAGACTAACTCTTAATCTAGAAGGTCTAAGAGGTCGTGGCACTATCATAGGCTGTAATGCTTTATATAGAGAATTTGAACCAGACTTTCTAGTAGCTGTAGATGTCAAAATGGTCAATGAAATCATATCAGCGGGCTATCAAAAAACACATCAAGTATGGACTAATCCCAACAAAGGTATCATGTCGAAGTCAGGAGTTAATTTTTTCGCACCGCACAAAGGATGGAGTTCAGGACCTACTGCCCTGTGGTTTGCCTGCACACAGGGGCATAAGAACGTCTATATATTTGGCTTTGATTATCAAGGGCTAGATGGAAAGTTTAATAATGTCTATGCTGATACCTTTAACTATAAAAAAAGCGCTGATTCAGCCACGTACTTCGGCAATTGGCTAAATCAAACCGAAAAAACCATCAAAGAATATAGAACCATAAACTTTTTTAGGGTAGCAGACACAGCATCTTTTATCCCCGACAAGCTGAGGAATCTACCTAATCTCCAGCACATCAGTTTTCAAGATTTTGAAAATAAGTTTCAAGGAACTATATATTCCAAAGAAATCAATCAAAAAAGTACCATTTAACATAGTTTTGTAATCATATAGTTAAATATATCTACAGCCTAACCATCACGAAGGAGAATATAACATGGCAGATAAACAAATACTCGAACAGATGCTAGAGCACCTGGTCAACGACGAACAGCAGAAAGCTGAAGAGCTATTCCACGAGTATGTGGTAGCAAAAAGTCGTGAAATATACGAAACCCTCATCGAAGAAGAAATGGACGACGAGGAAAACAATTCTGATACAGAAGATAAGGAAGTCGACGAAGAATTCGAAGACATTGCCATAGAAGCCGATGACGACACGGACGCTATGGGCGGCGATGCTACAGATGATCTAGAATCAGATCTAGAAATGGACGACGAAAGTGAAGAAGACATGGACGAAAAAGAGCCAGAAGAGCTTTTCCAAGATCTAGACGCTATCGTTGACGAACTACAGGCTAAATTCGATGCCATGGGTGGTGACGACAAAGGTGACTCAGACATGGATGACGAAATGAAAGATGATTTCGAACTGAAAACCGTCCGTGAGTATGTAGAAAAAGTGCCTGCTGGACACGGTGCAGAAAAGAAAGGCACTGCCGAAAAAGCCGATAGTTCAGCTACTGGACTGAAGTTTAACAAAAATGACATGGGCGGTAAGCCGATGAAATTTGGTGAAGAAGCCAAAGAAGCCTCCAAAGGCACAGCAGGTGGTCTAGCCAACAACAAGCCACAAGATATGAAAACCGGTAACATCAATGTTCCAGGTGGTAATGCAGGCAAGACCGGCTTTACACACAAAGAGCCCGGACATGGTGCAGAGAAGAAAGGTGCGGCAGAAGGCAGCACAGACGGTCAAAGCCTTTTCCGTGGTCGTAGGTAATAGGTAATGATGAAAACTACCCTATCAGAACATTTGAGTTTTGACCAGGCTAAGATTGTCTTGGAGCGTGACGAAGGTGCAGACGGTAAGAAAACTCTGCACTTAAACGGCATTTGCATTCAAGGAGACATCCGAAATGCAAACCAGCGTGTTTATTCTTCGCAGGAAATTGGCAGGGCTGTCAAAACGCTCAATGAACAGATCTCTGGTGGATACTCCGTTCTAGGAGAGGTAGATCATCCGCAGGATTTGAAAATAAACCTAGACCGTGTCAGCCACATGATCACAAAAATGTGGATGGACGGTCCAAACGGCTACGGAAAACTTAAAATACTCCCCACCCCAATGGGTCAATTAATACAGACCATGTTGGAGTCGGGAGTTAAGTTGGGTGTATCAAGCAGAGGTTCCGGCGAAGTTGACGGAGGTGGTAACGTGCAAGGTTTTGAGATTATCACTGTTGACGTAGTAGCACAACCATCCGCCCCGGGAGCTTACCCAACTCCGGTTTATGAGCATCTAATGAATAATAAAGGCGGTTATAAGGCATTTACTTTAGCTAAAGAGGTTCAAGGCGATCCAGAGGCACAAAGATACATAGCAGAGAGCCTGAAAAGAATCATTTCAGGACTCAGATAAAAGGAGAATCACATGCTAGACATCGTAAAACAATTGTTTGAGAACAATGTGATTTCCGAAGAATTAAAATCGGAAATTGAAGCTGCTTGGACAAGCAAGATTCAAGAAAACCGTGATCAAATCACTGAAGAACTAAAAGAACAAGTTACCGCTGAATTAAGAGAAGAATTCGCTCAAAAGTACGAATACGATAAAAATATCATGATTGAAGCTGTAGAAAACATGTTAGCAGATAGATTGACTGCAGAATTATCAGAATTCGCGGAAGATCGTCAAGGTCTTATCGAAGCTCGTGCCAAGTATGTTGCCAAGATCAAAAATGATACCAAAGCAATGGAATCATTTTTGTTCAAGCAATTGCAAAAAGAAATCGCTGAGCTAAATGAAGATCGTAAAAAAGTCTCAGGTAACGTTGCTAAATTAGAATCCTTTATTGTGGATGCCCTAGCGAAAGAAATCGCAGAATTCCACACAGATAAGAAAGACCTAGCTGAAACTAAAGTTAGACTTATCAAAGAAGGTAGAGAAAAATTCCAAGAATTTAGAAAGGAATTTGTAGACAAGAGCAAGGAAGTAGTTGAAAAAGCTATCATTAACGGAATTACCCGCGAAATGACACAGCTTAAAGAAGACATCAATCAAGCTCGTAAAAATGATTTTGGTCGTAGGATTTTTGAAAGTTTTGTTAGCGAATATGCAGCCAGCCATCTTAATGAGAAATCTGAAACCAGCAAACTACTCAAAGTTGTAGCACAGAGAGAAGCTGAGTTAGAAGAGGCTGCTAAAGTAGTCGCAGAAACACAGAAGCTTGTAGAGCAAAAAGAAACACAACTGAAGATAGCCAAAGATCTCGCAGAGCGCAAAGAAGTCATGAGCGAACTGTTAGGTCCTTTGACAGGTGATAAGCGTTCTGTAATGAAAGAACTCTTAGAGTCTGTACGGACAGAAAAACTATATTCAGCATATGAAAAGTATTTGCCAGCCGTCATGGACGGAGCGAGTACAAATAAAAAAGAGGCATTAGTAGAATCAAAGAAAGAAATATCACAGGCGAAAGAAATCACAGGCGATAAGCAGGCACAACAAATTGGCGGTGAAGAAAAAACTGCTGAAATATTTGACATCCGCAGGCTTGCGGGACTAAAAGTTTAAGGAGAACTATAATGTCACAACTACTCGAGTCACGCTGGTCGGAAACCAAGGATGCCCTTTTAGAAGGCCTCCAAGGTAACAAGCGTACAGTTATGGCAACTACTCTGGAGAATACCCGCAAGTATTTGGCAGAGAGTGCTACCGCTGGTGCTACATCCGCTGGCAACGTTGCAACCCTAAATCGTGTGATCCTCCCAGTGATCAGACGTGTGATGCCTACGGTCATCGCTAATGAATTAGTTGGCGTTCAGCCAATGACTGGTCCAGTTGGTCAAATCCACACTCTACGTGTGCGTTATGCCGACACGTTTTCTTCTTCTGCGTCACCAGCCCCATTAGGGACAAGTACAACAGCAGGCGAGGAGGCGCTGAGCCCATTCAAGATAGCTCAAGGCTATTCGGGTTCGGGAACAACTGATAAAGCCGCTGCTACGGCCGCTCTAGAAGGTGT